TGTTTGCATTTATTTGAATTGATCTATACGCGATCATCCGGTAAACTCCACTTCACTTTCACACCTGTCGATCCTATTTCGACCCCATCATAGATACACCACGTTCTTCTCCTACTATTTCACCTTTCGGTCTACTCTCTCGGAGTTGTAGGTGTATCTATGGTGGAGTCGCTCGGCACTGCCCCGAGGTCCAGAATGTGTCCACGTTGCTTCAACGTTTACAAGTTATATATTACCGTATGGGGTAATATATGTAAACCCCTATTACCTATTACTTTTTACTGTGACTTTTAAGATACACATAAAGATCGTCGATATTACGATATAGCTGTTCGAGCGTACCGTTGTTATCAATGACAAAGTCTGCCATCCAAGGTTCAATAGTGTTACTGGATTTATCTTCAGGTGGAAGATAATCAGAGCGATCTACCCAAACCGCAAAGTCAAATAGACCATTGTTTTTAATAGCATGGAACTCACGCTTATTACGCAAACCGCAGTAAATATCAGATACAGAGAAGATCTCACGCCCAATACGAGCAAGATCATCTGTACAATAATCAGCGATTAGTTCGTACCATTCACGACGATGGTTGGAACGATCCTCGAAACATTCTTTGATAGTTTTGTATCCGTACATGCCACTAAGTGCAGGGAATACTACCCGTTCAGCACAGTGCATACTAGAGGATTGGAATTCAAGATTGTGTTTCTTACACAGGTATTCGGCAACGGTATCTTTACCGTGACGACCATAACCAACGATTAGTAGTTTCATTAACGACCTTCATGTTTATAAAAGATGTGGCGATCAATCTGAGTTACGCGGTCCATAACCTTAGCCCAAGGAGGGCTAACATAGTCTGCGTGATAGAAAGTTGCGCCTTCAGTAATATCAATAATATTACCATTATATACTGCTTTGGCAATCTCGTAAACCTCTTTATATTTCTTTCGACTAGAAGGCCTATCCGATTTACCATCATGTGTCCACGAGAACTGTTTTGGTTCCCAAACAACCTCACAGACGCTGTTTGGGAAGTGTTTAGATTTTACACGATTCATAGTGACATTTGCTACAGCAACTTGACCGGCTTCTGATTCAGTCAAAGCTTCGAAATAGATATTAGTGGCCAAGCATTCAATTTCTGCAGCTGCACTCTCGTAAGCGTTAGTGCATGCAATCAGAATTCCACCGAAAATAGCAGCGTTCATAATATTAGCCATGACGTTTACTACTCGCATGTTTGCCTCTTTTTATAGTACTTATACTATATCAAGGCTTTAGGAATGTAAATCCCCTATTTCAATTTAAATCAAGCTGTTTTATGCCAAGTGCCCAATTTTCTGCGGCATCTTCTACATAATGAATTGAATTATTCGGAAATTCTTCTGTGAAAAAGTGTTTACCATGATCATCATAGTATTCAATATAACCTCTTTCATTTTTGAAGTTCATCCATACTTCACAACGGCCTTTACCAGGTGGGTCTGCATAATAGGTTGAAATTTTTCTATTCATGCACAAACTCTTTTACCATAGGAAAGATTTTAGCAATTGCTTGTGCAACTGCCCGGGCAACCTCCATATGTTCTTTCTGTGTGCCATTACCAGACCGTAGTTCAATAAAGTGCACCCAGGAACGTAGTGTACCATTCATATAGATTCGACTTACGGTATTACCTTCGGGTAATACAGCACGTGCTTGTTCTTTTGCAATACCAACACCGATCGCCCAATTATAAGTCATCTTTGCTTCATGGATTAGTTGCATCTGCTTCATGGCCCAAGCCTTTGCGATATCCTGATCTTCACAAGGAATGCTATTTTGGCGATTCTTTGTATCCTGCATACGTGCTTCTCTTAGAACAAAGGAATCATCAAGGTCGTTAGGATTAGCATAACGCTGACTAAACTCTTGGAAAGAAAAGCTACGATGTCTTAGGATTTGTCTGGCGATGTCTCGAGTCGTATCGATTCCAATTGTTGCACTTGCCATTTCGAGAGGCGACCAGTGTTTGTGTTTGATAAGATATCGGACAAGTTTTTCTCCAGTGTCGTTGTTGAACTGGTTTGATGGGTTTGATACTCTGGCGCAGTATGCAATGAGTTCGAGGGCATCTTTAAAATCCTCCTTAAATTCTTCTGCAGGTGCAGGTTGTACAACCAGATAGGCTTTCATAGCCTCGTCAGCAAATTTCATATTAATCTCCGATAGCAAACAGTGGGTTCTTCGAACCTTTCATCTCAGCACCACCTTGGATGTACTTCAGATAAGCCTTACCACGGACTTTGTGCTTAATGAATTGGCGATTGGTCTGGGTCTTATCCGGGTTTTCTAGTGTAATGGTTACATCCTGACCTTTCTTCAATGCATTAATCTTACGCAGCATCTTATCTGCTTCAGTCACACCAACACCGCGGGTGCTCATTGAGCTACGGCGATCGCCATTTGATACTTCGTGCTTACCGCTTGCTTTTTTACCTTTAGCCATAATATTCTCCTATGCCGTAATAGTGATTTCTTTAATTCGGTGAGGTTGTTGTAAGATCCATAGTATTACAGATTCTACGTATTGTAAATCCATTTTATTTTTATGAATTTTTTTACTTCGATATGTATCAATATATCCTAGATTCAAAATGGTAGTATTATTTCCTTCCCAGAACAAAGCATCATTTGCATCACGTAACGCTTTCTTTTCTAAACCATATCTAAACTTATCGGTATAACCTTTAGTCCAATCGGATCCAGCTGAACCAATGTTGATAATCCTTTTGCCAAGATCCGCAGCTTTATATAGTTGATCAACCTGATAATAGCGATCGTGATAATTATTAATGAATATGTCACATTCTTCTAAGCTATCTACACAATCGTATTTAGAAGTCCAATAACTCCCGAGGGTAGGTTTTTTATTAGGATAATATTCAATATAATATTTCAAAACTTAAAGTCCTCGAATTTATCTTTTTCCGCGTTTTGAATAGCAGTCTTATCGAAGACTGGCGTATCATCTACCAGACCAGCATCTGTATTGTCTACGTCATATAGCCGCATCTTGCTACGATCGATGCCAACAATGAAGCGCTTGTTCTTGTTTGGATCATTGTATCTATTCTTCAGTTGTTTGACCATGATCTGACCTTGTGCTTCAAGCTCTTCATTCGATACGAGCGCGAACATGAGGTCTGCGGTAGCGGGTAGTCCAAAAGACTCGGACGTGTCTTCAAGCCCAGGATCTGAGCTACTGTAACCAGTACGAGTCGTTTGCGTTGCAGAGACGATCGGGAGATCGAACTCCACCGCCAAGCCACGAAGCTCTTCAGCAATCGCTTTAATGTATGCATAGCTGTTTACAGATCCTCCCATCTTCATACGCGATGATGCGCATATGTTTAGATAGTCTATCATAATAATGTCGGGAATGAAACCCTTTTTTAGCTTTAGTTCGTTTAAAAGTGCACGGAAGTGGTTTGCATTGGCAGAGCCAGTCGGATATTCTTTTACGATCAGTTTACCATTGGTCTTCGTCTTTAGACGGTTAACTGCATCAGAGAACATTTGCTTGCTCATGTTTTCGATCTGATCAATCGGGATATCCAGCAAGTTGGCATCAATACGTTCCGCAATACGTTCTTCACTCATTTCCATAGTGATATACAAAACGTTCTTGCCTAGAGTAAGTGCACCAGCAGCAACATGACACATAAAGAGAGATTTACCGACACCAGTCCCAGCAAGAGCGATATTAAGACTTTTGTTCGAAAGACCTCCTTTTGTAATTTGGTTAAATAGATCAAGGTCAAAAGGTGTCTTTTCCTCCTGTGCATGGTAGAAGGCGTATCGCTCTTCAACGTTTTCAAGATAGTCGTGACCGATGTTTGTGTCGAACGTGACCGCCAACGCTTTTTGGAGAAGATCCGGTAGCGCATCTTTCGTTAGCTTTTGGTGCTTGCCGTCAATGACAGAGATAGATTCCATGATTGCATTAAACAATGCACGATCTTGGCACCACTTCTCTGTCTTGTTGTACAGCCATGTTTCATCGACTTCTTCTTTCTTAAAGATCTCGGGGATGATCTCTACAGCATGCCGATAGTGCTCATCAGACATATTGTTGTTATCATCCAGCTCGATCTTAAATGTTTCCGCGGTAGGAAGCTTATTGTACTTGGCAACAAACTTCGCTACTTGACGGAACAGTTGCTGATATACGCCTTCAAAGTATTCAGGTTTAATGAATGGGAGTACACGGCGCATGTACTCCTCATTGACTAGTAGATTTC